GGTTGACCTTTGATTCCAGCAAACTCAGTCCTCCACTCCATGTCCCAAGTTGCACCCCTTTTTCCACGTTGTTTGATGGCAGGCACTCGTCGCCAACGACGCATTTGAGTTCCACCAAACTCGACCTTTCTCGCAATCGTTTTACCACCTGAACTGTATTTCGGGTTTGGACCTTGACCACCCTTATTTGGACCTACGATGTAACCACTGATCTTGAAGTATCGTTTGCCCTTGGAATTTTCAAATGAACCTACTCGATAATTCTTCAGTTCAGCCCAGGTAATACGATGCAATGACCTTTTGGTGTAATACTTCGGTGGACCCTTAATGTTCCGTCTTGCAGTAGACCCTACTGTAAATTGCCCAGTTGTTTTAGCTAATTGATCTCTAGGGAATGGCATGTTGTCAGGTCTGCTTCGACCCTTGATTGCATTCTTGGCCTTTTCGCGTATCTCGATGGACATATACTTATTTGCCAAGTTGATAGCTTGCATCAATGCTATACCAGCATCCCCGGTAGCCCACCAAATCTTGGCCTTGATGAAGTTGTCTCGATCCTTACCCGTCAGCTTTGTTCTTGGCATTAAATGCGCCTTTTAAGACTGAGAGGTTGCTGCTGTTGAGTTTGACTTTTTGTCTGCCGTTTTTTGAAATGCCTCTAGCATTAAATCCATCAGTTGTTGGGAGTCTTGATCTACATAGTTCTCCAAGTTCCCAAGCTGTGAATCGCCAAGGCTCGACGCCGCAGAAGCCAGCAATGTTAAGCAGCGTTCGTCTGAGATTAAATTCAGATGCTCTTCCATCATGTCGCTCAGATTGCGACGAACCTTCTGCATCATCCGTAAGAGTTGGGCCTGCTGCGGAGACAGGCCCTCGTAGAAAAAAGATATGGCTTCAAGGAGGGCATCGCAGAGGTCTTGCATCTGTTCTCCAGCGACACTTTTGCCGAAATCAGTAGGATCAACTCCGAGCTTATCCGCACGCTCTTCAATGAGTATCCATACCATCTCAACACAATGTCTTGGAGAGAAATCAACCTCTTGTAGTTTGGATAGAATTGGAATTTCTAGTTCGTCTTCGATCCTGGTCGCAAGATAGTAATCCATCTTGAGGAACCATTCTCTACCTTTGCCATCCTTAAATTTAGCCATTAGGGAACCGTGTACCATGTTGGAGGAGCGTGACTACCAGAGTCGGCAGTATTGACAACTGGCTTCAATGATACGTCAACGGTCAATGCTTCGCCAAGAGACTCGTTACGAGTGAATGAGCGAACCATCATTATTGCTCGCAAACCTTCGCTTCCAGTCGTTGCAATCGCACCGTCCATAACAGCAAGTTCAACATTTGTCTTGTTGAAGAAGGCATCTTGGAAAGCAGTAAATGCTGCATCGCCATTGTCGTAGAGCATCTTAAACTCTACACCTGCATCAATCAGACCGTTCAGGTAATCTCGGAATCCTCCAGAGCACCTGCGGGTCACTTCGACTTCACTCTGCTCAAGAGACAGGGTAAGGTCCATGACGTTGCAGATTTCAGTCCAAGTGGGAACCGCATAGGTTCCAGTGTTGTAGTACAGTTTGGCATCTTCGGCCAAGATAGCTGCCATTAAACCATTCCTTTATAGGTGAAGCTAATGCTGGAGATGAAAGTGCTACTCTCCAACAAAAGCGAGTAATCGTAAAGCTGATCGTGGACAATATCATCAAGCACAAAAGAAATCCCGCCAGCATTCAACTGATAGTAATTTGTCCTGATGTGATCTTTTATCTCTTGGCATACTGTCAACAGAATATCAACTTCAGCCTCCTGACCATCAGCAACGTCCAGATCGCCTCTCACAGGAACGTAGTCCCTTACGATCAGTCGCAATTCAATGGACTTCATCCATGAACTACAACGTGCCATCTTGGAGTCTTCAACAGAAGCGGGGTTTACTACACAGACAAAAGGTTGGGAGTCACCTTCATGTTGGGGAATGAAGTCCTTGTAAACTTCAGATGGTTGCTTGGTATAACTACCAACCTTGATGGCATTGACCAACTCATTTTGAAGTTCCTTAACGTACTGCATCAACCAACACCTTTACAGTGAACCCTAATCGTCTTCTTGCTTTGATCTGTGTACTTGTACATTGCATCACCACCGTCAGCCAAGACAGAGTATGTCACCCCATTGTAGGTGATCGAATCTCCCCTGGAGGGCAGAAACGTATTACTACCATCAAGCAAGTCTGATGTAAGGAATATGAAATCATTTGATTCCATATATAAAGTCTCACCATCAATCGCAGAAGTCTGATTAAACCTAGTCTGGCCTTGTACAGCCCGAAGGGAAATGGTATTTCCCCCCGAGCGTTTGTACGAGACATTGACGCCTGCGGCTTGACTAAGAGTTTTAAACAAGGCTCTACTAGCCGAGTCAAAGGCGCTCATAAATCACCTGCTAGACAATTGCAGTTTCGTTTTGTGCCAGAGCTTCCGATACGACGATTGGAATGCCGAAGGCTTCTTGTGGGAACGGAGCCGGGAATCCGGTGGGATTCGTGGCAGTCCTGCTGGTTTGCAGGCGATGCTGTTGTGCTCGACCCATGACGATCATGTTCGGCTTCTGGTCAACAGGGAACAAGGAGATAGCTTGTGCCAAGAGATCATCACTCAAAGCATTGCTTGCACCATCTTCCAAGTTGGCGATACGGGCAACCGAGAGGTCGTGACCTCGCTTCAGTCCGCAGTAACCACCGATCATGTGAGAGTAAGCCTTGAACGACTGTACTCCAGTGCCGTCAGGACGATCCACAATCTGTCGAGGACCAACGGTGAACTCACCATTGCGACCCCAAACAACTTCAACACCTTGCTCGCCAGCATTCAACAGGTAGACGCTAGAAACATCTGAACCCGTACCACCAGCACCGATGACCATTGCATCAGCAAGAGCATCAAGGTTGCCAAGGTCTTCAAATCCAGCAAAACCCGAAGCAGCATTGTTCGTACCTCGGAGGATCTGCTCTTCCACTTCTCGGAATGACTGTCGCAAGTGAGCAACAGCTTCAACCAAGATGGCATGGTCAGCACCTCGCTGATCGGTATCAGCAACAGCAACATCAACCCAGAAAGAAGCATCGAGATACTTCAAGGTGACAGTGATCTGTTCGTAAGTACCGCGAGTACCTTCGATACCTGCGTTAGCTGCCCTAAATCCGACTGCGGGGTTAGCAGTCTTGTTCGTGTATTTGAACAAGTCACTCGTAGCAGTACGAGCAGGAAGTGCAGCCAAGAATGGAGCAGAGTCCAATACCTCGGAAAGCATTGCATCCATATCGACGTTGTTGAACGTCAAAACATCACTGGTTCTCAAAAGGGCATCAGCCATAGTTTATTTCTCCTTGGAGATTGTTGGTTATTTAAGGGAAGCAAGAGCAGAAGCAGCACGAGCCATGTCAGGTCGAATACCTCGCTTCAGGTCATCTCGCTCTCGGAGTTGTTGTTCATGAGCACGCATCTGCTCTTCAGACAATTCAACAGAAGGTTCAGCAGGTTGTTGCTCACCACTCACTGGAGCACCTTGCTCCTCTTGCTCAAGAGTGAGAGATTCAACTTGGCTCTCCAGTTCTGCAATCTTGTCATTCGCAGCAGACAATGCTTCACGATAACATTCATTGAGACTCTTACCTTCAAGGAACCACATAGCACCTTGATTACCAAAGACCTCAACATATTCGGCATGGTCAACTGACTTCTCAAGAGTCTCGACTACCACTTGGTCTTCGATCTGCTCTTGTGCCAATTCGACCACTTCCTCTACCGCCTCAACAGCGGTTTGCTCTTCACTCATCTCAGACTCCTCATCTGATTTAGAGAATAAGCCGCCACGAGTCGCGGCAGGTTCCGAAACTACATCAACCGCATAAAGATGCGAGAAACGTAGTGGTGCGATACCGTCATCATCTGACAGTTCAATCATCGCGGATCTATCAAGGATGGTGGCAACACTCATCCCCAGACTTTCCGAATCCTCTTCAGCAAGCGTCATGACATAGTTGGCAATATCACCTTTCGGTGAGATCGCTGCCGCATTAGCAAAGTGAATGTCAGTCCTTACCGTTGAACCATCCAAACGAAAGTCTTTTGCTCGCCCTAAGTGCAGGCCCATCGAATCGCCATCAGGGTGAGTGAGACGAACTTTGATACCCTTGTTTGGTTTGTTACCGTAGTCCACAACCTGTTCAAGAGTTACCTCGTCCACCTCGTATGGCCGGTTATCATTCAACGGTCCTTCTTCGATGACCTTGGCACCGTAAATGACGCCCTTTTCACGATCAATTTCCCCGACCGAGATATCAATCGACTCCAGGCAAAATACCTTCTCTATTTTATTGGTCATATCGTTCTCCGATTTATCAGCACGTTCTACGATTCGTTTAGCCCATGTTCTCCCTGGAGCACCACCCCAAAGAAGAAAGGCAATGTATCCCTTGTCTTTGTTCCTGTCTTTTCCCGGTGAAGCCTTCTCATTGCCCTTGTGACGCGAGAAAAACGAGTTCATGCGTTTGACTGTGGACAGGCTTAGATTCTTCTTATTTGCGATATCTCTCGCTCTAGCAACCCCTACTGCCGTACCACCTTTGCCACCATTCTCTTTGCGTAGCTCTAGTCCACGCCTTGCAGCATTGGCCATGGCGTCATTGGGTTTATAGCCATCATTCTCCGGCATCGTCAGAATCCTCCTCGTCATCCATCACTGGAGCACTAGGCACTGGAGCAGAAACAGAAGGTGCTGCCGAACTGGTCAAACCCAACTCTTCTTTGTACTGCTGTTCCTTGGCCAGTGCCTCGGCAACCTGATACCAGTCATCACCGTATCGCTCTCGTCGGATCTCAGCATGGGTCTTCAGTCCAGCATTGATTGCATCAATATCTGCTCTCAGTTCTTTGCTGGGATCAAACCAAGGAATACCATCTGGAATCCATTCATACTTGACGCGAGGCAATCGCCATCCTCTTGGTAGTCTGAGCACTCCAGTGCTGATCCATTGCTGGATCTTCCAGTTGGTGATGTGATAGAGCATATCCTTCAGACCTTCCTGCTTGGCAACACAAGACTTTCGATACTGAAGTAATGCGATTCGACTGCCAGAGTAATTCGTATGAGATGAATCAAACATGCTCCAGTCTAGGTCCAGTGCCTTGAGTGCAACATCGAGACTCATTTTCATAAAGTCTTGAAACTCTGTCGATGGAGTCTTTGATTCCAAGAACTCAGCCTTATCACCTGGATCGAGATCCAGCATGATTGGACCCTTGCCAAAGTTCTTCAGGTCATACCCTGGAGCATCGTAGTCTTCAGCAAAGTCAGGTGAGTCTCGGCTAATCGTCAGTGCAAACAACTGAGATACTTTCGCCTTCAAACGAGCATATTCTGTTACTTCCAAGATGTCATGGAATGG